CCGACGTCGCAAGCATATCGGCAGCTTGGCTAATTGATAGAAATGGGTTATCCAAATACGCATTATATAATTGATTGATTTTTGTTTGTTTTGGTTTAGTTTTCATAAAAGCACCTATACGATAAAATTAATAAAATAAGACAATCAAATTGAGTTGACTAAATAACCAAAGGGATAATCTTGTTCATAGTTCAAATACCTCGTATAATATAAGTGTCAAATTATTTTGATGCGGCCGTGTCAGTATTCCCAGTACTGATGCGGTCATTTTCTTTTGGGCGTTTAAGAATATCGAAGTCAGAAGGACCGCCGATATCAACTTGTGCATGTGCCCAGGTGTCATAGTCGAATCCAAATTTCTTAAGCTCGACTACGGCTTGCTTACCTGAAGCGGAACGATCAATAATGTTATTTAATGCATTCCGTGCTGACTTCAACTTACGAATCTCAATTTCGTAAGGCTTGGCCACTTGAAGGACTGCACGCCACTTTTGGCCCTTCTCGGAGTTAACATCGAGATTGTCATACCACCATTCATGGAGTGGTTTGCACATGCGTTTGATGAAGATATCCGCATCAGGTACGAGCTTATTGGCTAGTGTACCGTAGCCAAGTTCTTCCAAACCTTGGGCGCCTTTACGCGCTTCGTGTAAGCCGTTAATGACTTTGTGGAACGCTTCAGCAGCTGCTAGACACCCATCAGCTTTAAGGCTAATGTAGTGTGATTCGAGCGCTACGCTTTCTGCTTCTGTCTGTTCCAAAAGTCGAGCGTTGTACAGACTTCTAACAAAGGTCCGTACGTTGTTCTTTGTAGGGTTCTGCATAGGAACCTCCTTTCTGCTAAATTGCAAAATATACTACTTGGGCTCCGTACCAATTGTGGCCATCATTGCCCATGTGAGGGTTGCCTCACTCAATACTGGCTAAAGTCAAATAGCAATCCGATATCGATACTTAGCTTATCGGCTAAGATAACCGCCTTCCTAAATGACATCGATTTATTGGTGCCCTTGAGATGGCTGTATAGGGTTGCATAGTGCATCCCGCACATCTCAGCGACGTCTTGAATGGACAAGCCCTTATCAGCTAGCACCTTACGAAATACTTCCGGCTTCATGCGGTATCCAAATCGATTGCCCCAGGTCTTTTGTTGAATCGAACACTGGTCAAATAAGAAGTCAATTCGTTGGCCAAGTCCTTTAGCGACTAACCTGGCCGTGCAAATTCTCACGGGCTGGTGCTTAGATAATTTGACCAGGGTCATCGGATTTATGCCAATAACTTCGGCGAAACTACATAACCCGTATGGTGTGTTATCATAGATCAGTTTCTTAAGATTGAAGCTGTTCTTGAGCCGCATCATCGGGATGACTGGTTTCCGTCTCATCGAGGTCTCCTTTTGAGCCGTCTGATGGTTTGACCTTGCTCGGCCACAATCCATAATGCCACCCCTAATGCACATTGCACAAAATACTGAGTAAAGCCTATGCGGTCAATCTCGAGGCTACCAACGGAGCCCATAAGGATTAATCCGGCTACTAATTTAAGAAATGCATGCATGATTAAATGCCTCCTTGATGTACTCTTCACTTCTCCCTGTTCGAGCCAGGTATGTTTCAAATCCGAACCGGTCAATGACGAAGGTTCGTTTCTTGCCTTTGCCATAACAATAGGCGAAGGCTTTGTAATGGTTGTTAGCGATGCCCTCTCTAACCGCTGTAAGGGTTAGGCCTAAAACGCTAGCCATCTGCTTCACTGTGATAGTTGGATTCATAATACCTTTAACATGATTACAAAGTAGATAATCATAACGGTTAACGTTATAAAGGACAACAATCCAAGGATTCGGTTGAACCAGAGGTCAATCTTAGCGGTCCTTTGAACCTGTTGGACATATAAGTTTTCGATGATGATACGATCATCTTTTTCATTGTTCATAGTTTTACCTCCTGTATTAGGTTAGAATTTTAATATTCCGTAACGGTTTAACCGTAATCCATTATAAAAAAATAATGTCATCATATGCCACCTTGAACACCTCTTGAATCTTCTTAATGTGTGGCACATCCGGAAATGAACGCTTACGCTCCCAGTTCCCCCAGGTGTCAACTGATACGCCAACATGCATTGCCGCTGTTACCTGGGACCAATTTCTTGATGCCCTCAACATCTTCAGCGTGTACTTCATGGGCTACCTCCTTTCTGATGTGTAGTTCCTGTTTACAGTTATCATTGTAGTACGGATAAACCGTAATGTCCATAAATTAATCATAAAACATTGTAAAATTTCCGTAAAATATTGATTTTTTTACGTAGATACCGTAATATATAAGTATATTAACGATATTAATTTGAGAGGATTTCAACATGAGTGATTTAGGTAATAAGGCCATTATGGCTAAAAATATCCAACGCTTAATGGATAGCCGAGGAATAGACCGAAATAAAATCTGTGCTGACTTGGGCTTTAAATACACGACCTTTACAGATTGGGTTAAAGGTAACACCTATCCTAGAATTGATAAAATAGAGATGATGGCGAATTATTTTGGGGTTCCTAAATCTCAATTAGTAGAAAAATATGACGGAGACGGATATTATTCCGATGCGGAAGCCGCAGAATTTGCGGAGTACCTACGTACACGTCCAGGTGCGCGCATGCTCTTTTCCGCTGCAAAAGATATTACTAAAGAGGAGATGGAAGAAACAGTTAAATACATAGAGTTCTTAAAATCTAAACATAAGTAATACACACAAGGGAGAGTGGTAGTATTGGTTATTAACCTTATCTATTGTGACTTACCAAATGCCAAAGCAGTTTCTGAGGAATCAGAGGATATAGATACTCATAATATCTATATTAATAAAAATCTCCCCCATGAACGAATGAGGGAAGAAATAAAGCATGAGCTGAGTCACATTATCCGTGATGACTTTTATGTGGATCATCACGTTAATTTAGTCGAGCGTATGGTTAGAATGTCCCAGATTGATGATGGTGACATTGACGGAATCGACTTTTATCATCACATTATTTAACTTCGGGAGGTTATTATAATGAATGTCAAACGTATTTTGATTGTATTAATTAGTATAATAGTTATCTGTGGCGTCGCCCTATTCGCCCTATGGCCTAAGCCGTCTATCGAGTTTAGAAATGAGTCGGTGCTTGGCCATACTGTAACCAGTGTAGTCCTTGAGGACTGGACACTCACATCCGCCCAGGGCGGAGAAAACTCCACTCTTACCTTCCCTAATGGGAAGTCCGTACAGGCGCGTTGGCAGATTGTTCAGACCGTACCGCCTGCGCACCGATTCGATATATTCCCTGAATCGTTCTTCTACCACACCATATATGTGGCACCGGTTCAGCCGGAACTTGTTGATTACATCAATGCGAATAAACCTACCGTAACCTACTACCTAAACGGAGAGGCTAAACAGATTCAATTTAAATAAAGTAAAGCCCCTATCCGATACTACTCAGATAGGGGCTTAATTATAGGAAGGATATGAGATTATGGCCATGAAACGAGCCAACGGAACAGGATCCGTATATAAGATGAAACATAAAAACCTTCGTAAGCCTTACCGTGCTGTTATCACAGTTGGGTGGACTGCTGAAGGGAAACCAATTAAGCGTTCACTAGGCACTTTTACTAAGCAAGCCGATGCGTACCAGGCGCTCGCACAGTTTGCAAGTAACCCGGATGCATTTGCTGAACGTAAAATGACTACCTTTGGCCAAGTATTCGATTGGACGATTGACGAGTCAAAGCGTCAAGGGTTATCTAAAGGGCGTATCCAACATATTGAAATTGTGCGGGACCACTTTGCGCATCTCTTAGCACAAGATGTTACTACCTTACGTGTTCCCCATGTTCAATCATTCTTTGATGACCCGACCAGGAAGCAATCCTACCTCCAATCGGTCAAAGCTATCTTGGTTCGTGTGATGAATGTCGGGATAAAGCATGAAGTGCTAACAAAGAATTATATGCGTGATATTATAATCTCAAAAAATGCCCCTAGCACACGCATAGCGAAAGTTTTTACCCCGAGCCATATAATTACACTATGGGAGCATAAAAACGAGCGTACGGCTCAAATATTGCTACTTTATATTTACACAGGACTCAGAATTTCTGAATTATACGGTATTAAAATCGAGGATGTGCATCTAAAAGAACGATACATGATTGGTGGATCTAAAACGGACGCAGGTAAACGTAGAATCATACCAATAGCGGAATGTATTTATCCAATTATATCTGCCTTCTACAGTGAAGCTCAATTCAAACGCTCCAATAGGTTATTTAAATCTCCTAGTAAGACCATATATCGTACTCATTTTACTAAAATATGCCAAGAACTCAACTTGGGCGAACATGTACCACACGATACGAGACACACGTTTATCACCATGTGCAGTAACGCAGAAATTCCGGAAATTATTGTTAAGCATATTGTTGGCCACTCCACTGCCAGCAATATCACACAAGACATTTACACGCATAAGACCACGAATCAATATGTAGAGGCGGTGAATAAATTACCGACCTACGATGACCTAATTAAGGGTGAGCCATGGGTGAGCTACCGTAACGAAATGTAGCGATTTTTGATAATTTTAAGCAAATGAAAACCCAGTAAACCGCGTGTTTACTGGGTTTTTAAAATTATGCTAATATCCTCTTTTAATAGTTTCTATAGTCCTAGAATACTGATTAACGCTAGACTTATAGTATTTTAGGGTGAGCCACGGTTGAGCTACTATTCTAAAATCTAACAAATTTTAAACGTTTATCATTTCAATTATATAGTATATTTACAAGACATTCAAATACTTCCATCTACAATTAAAAGTAAAATAGAGCCTACCAACCTAGTTGTTAACTAAGTTAGTAGGCTCTATCAATCTTTGTCATTCTTTCGATAATCTTTTGAAATCAATCCATGAGTCCACCTGCTCATGCTCAGGAGATATATGGATCACCTCTCAGTCATCGACGAATTGCACCTGCTAATCCAAATACACCGCTTACCACGGCCCATGTATCACGTTGCCTTTTAAGGCGCTGTTCTGTTCGTTTGTTGCGTTTGATTTGTTCTGTCAATTCTTCTAATGATGTCGAGGCTTCGTTCAATTTCGCTTCTTGCGTCGTCAAGAGATTTGAGGCTTTCGTTAATTCGTTCCCCTGTTTCTCGTTGATTGCTTTGAGCGCGTTCAATTCCTTCGTCCGTTCTTCGTTGATAATCTTCAATTCTGTTAATGCTGTTCCCTGCGTCGCGGTTAAGCTGTTGGCTTGTTGCAATGCTTTCTCGGAGTTGTTGATTGAGCTTTCGGCTTGCATCAAGCGCCCTTTGAGTTCGTTCCAACTGCTCACGGGTACGCTGATAGTCGGCTCTTGTGTCGAGGTACCCTCCGATGAAGCTGCATGCGAAACCGATGAGAAGAACGCTAAGCACACCACAAATAACGCGCTTAAGAGTAAACGCAGATATAATTTTGTTCTTGATAGTTTCATACATGGTAACTCCTTCCTAAATATTACTACCCCACTGAGCGCCCCACCATCGAGCGGTGCCACGTAACCAGTCGCCACCGCTCCATCGTTCGTCACCTTCATGGCACACTAAGAGGTCCCATCGGTCAACGTTGGAGTCTGGGCCGTAGGTATTATTAGGGTAACCAGTCGGATCTAAATAATAGAGGTCTAGGCCGTCCTTATTATCGGCCGCCTCGGCATGGGTCATCTGGTGCTGTAGGTCAAGAGGCACATCTGCATTAATAGTGAGCACCGCCATAATCTGTGCCATGGTGGTTAACTGTGCCGTTGTTGGTGGTTCGCTCCCTAGATTATTTTCGCTGACTGCATCCCAACATGCTTCAATAGCAATGCCTACTGCATTACTATTGCGCATATAGGTGTGTTCCTTATAATCTGTTAAGGCCTCCATATCTGTCCACATCGTGCCAGCTTGGTCGATGTTGATATGGTAATCCTTGAAGTGCTTACCACCTTTTACGCCGGTCCAATGCAGGTAGGCCTTTTCAATTTGGCCATATGCAGCTAATGCTAAGGACTGTAACTCGTCCATTGTAAGTTGTCTAAACATTAATTATTTCCCCCTCTCGTCATGGTTAACATCATCTGCTAAATGTTGTATGCCAGGTCTGTTCGTAGGCAACGTATTAGGCTCCTCTAACTTATCTGGTATCCCATTATGGTTCTTATCGATGAACATGCCACAAAGCCCTACAATTGACATAAGCACCGATGGAACGAATATGTGGTCAATAATAAGAATACCCTTATCGATAAGCTGATTAGCTTCAGGCGACACATAACCTCTAATCGTTGATAATACATACTGAGCAACGACTAATATCATCGGTACTAGCATGACGAGGACTAATGCCCTCGTTGCTAATACACCAGTTGGCCGTATGCCAGCGATTCGGATGGACTGATATGACCGCTTGATGCGGTTAATGATAGCTAACTTATCCATTACCCCTCCATGCTCTGATAATTTCTAGTACACCTTGGAATACCTTTCCAAAGTCGACGAGGTTATCTTCAACCATTTCGCGTAAGTTCTCAATAATTGACCAACATTCGGCGAAGAACGGAATCAGCATGAATAGGAATGAGAAGATATGGTCCAGGAATAGTTCAGTATTCGGAATCGGGATATCCGGTAGCGATTCAAACACTACCGATAAGACCATCCACGCCGGATACTGTACGCATAACTTGGTGAGTAAATCGGATCGTAAGCGTTCACTCATAAGGTACCTACGTTTCAGCCCTGTAGTCGCGTCAACATATCCACCCTTTCCCCAGCCATACCATGCGAGCGTTGTAAGTAATGTTATAGGCGTATTGTTCCTGTGATTATCCTTGTTATACCTAAGCACCTCCGTCGTAATGCGCTGCGCCGCGTCAATGAATAGCAGTACGGTTGTTAATATAATGATAACGCCCATACTGACTATATGCTCATGTGACACACCGCTAATCAGCATTACTAAAATGTCGTTCAATATATCCATTCACTCCCCCTAAGTGTGATAGTTACGTAATAGGAACACATGCAAGGCTTTGAGTACGAAAGAATCCGTCAGTGTCCGCCAAGCCTCGCCCATGAAATCAGTTAATTCTTGCATGTGTTCCCCCTGTGGTTCGATTGATTATAACTGGTCCAATATGGCAACTGGGTACCCTCCGTTAACGTACCGATGTTGAGCCTTGTCATATTCTAAGCTGCTAAGTCTAAAGGTCTGCAACTGGGTACCCTCCGTTAACGTACCGATGTTGAGCTTATTATCAAATTCACCACCATGATTGATAGTAAACGATACATTTTCTGGCGTATCTACATAGATAGGTGTTTCTTTAGACGGTAGAATTGTAGAATTTTTTGAGCCCATGTAGCTAACGCCACACAATAAGGTTACTTTTCGATTGGCTTTAATGGTAATTCCCTTAATTGGCTTAGATAACCATGCATAAGGAATAAAGTCAAACGCGATATTTGTACCAGTCGCCACGCTATTCGTTACATTAATCTTAAGCACATCACCATACAACTTATACACACTGCCATTTACTTCGATAGTATCATCAGCAGGCGCACCAGTTTGAACGCCTTTAATTGTATAATCGCCTACTTTTACACCTGTGAAATTGTGATAAGTGAGTTTAATATCATCTTCACCTAATGGCGGAATTGTAACAGCGCAAGCCCCAGTACTATCGAGCGTGAAAGGTGTATCATTGCCGACTACCTTAACGCTGTAATGAGGCTCGCCTGTAACGGATACCACTTGTTGCCCTTGAATAACGCTTGGAATAGTCAACGGATTAAATTCAGTGCGTGGGAACGGCTTGCCCATATTGCCAATTAAGGCTGTGAGCACGTCGTCAACGTTGGCACTTTCACACCATACGTTACCTTGTAGCAATAGCTGATGAGCATTATCTGCCGTAGCACTTGCGCAGTCCTTGCCTTTTAACGATTTTAGCCACTCAACATATGTACCTTGAAATCCATTTAATTGAGCGATATTAAACGCACTTAGCCCGTCCTCACCCTTATCACCTTTAGGGCCTTTTAGGCCCTCTAATTGCTCTGGCGTAAAATCCTCATATCGGAATGGTTCGCCTTTTGGGCCAGGGTCACCTTGAGGGCCTTGTAAACCTTTCAGACTATCAAGCCATTCCTGTTCAGTACCTCTGAACCCATGAGCTACCGCAATCGCATAGGCGCTTTTACCTAGCCCTTCAATAAGCGGTAATGTGCTATCCTTATCGAGTTTTAAAATTAATTCATTTGTTTCCATAATCGTATTCCCCCTTATTTATGCATTGAAATATCTGGAACGATGGTGACTGTACCCTGTCCTAACTTTATCCACTTATGATCATTGTAGATAAATGCATCGTACAGGTAATCGCCACCCTTTAATTGGGCTTTAGCGGAATCCTTTCCGCTGATGAAGAACCCTACCTGTTTAGACTGTACCACAGGAGTTAACTCTAATTTCATATCATCATAGGGCCGTTTACGAATTTTGCAAACAGCCTCGTATTCGCTTAGGTCCATATCGGAGCCAGGCGGTACGACGTAGGACATACCAAAGTCCTGTCCTGCGTATAATGTGATGTCTTGTTCAATCATATAGGCCTCCTTCAAGTATCAAATTATGATTTCCTAAGGTTACTTACGTCGGCAACTAGCAACCTTAGGCGCGAATCAACGCCAGCATCTGCTAATGCATCTTTGGTCGTTATATCTGTTTGCCATGTAGCTCCTAGGGTCAATACGTTTCCGCCTTTGATAGATACGCCATAGCCAAGGTATTCCGCTGAATACACGCCGTCCGATGGGCCAAAAGGAGATGGGGGGGAGTTGAGCAAGCAAACTGCAATAGACTGAACATTGTATGAACGAGTCAATATATCATTACCAAACTTTAGATAACGATCATCCTTTGGGTCTTGCCAAGGCTTACAGTCATTTATATCAATATCGATATAATCTAATATGCGCAAAGCAGGATAATCTGAATCAAATAACGTTTGCCCCTGTTCGTTAAATACCTGCAATCCTGCTCGAATCTTGCCCGTAGAATTAGTATCCCGAGATGTATAGTTATCAAATAAATAACAATCAACACCCGACGATTCTGGCGATAATGCTTGAGGATGTGCATGCATTCTATAATGCGGGTATACCATACACACTTGACGCGCATATGCTGAGGCGATAACACAATCTTCATTAATAGGTTTAATAAAGTTCAAATACATTCTTCCGCTATCATCAGCCGCAACACGGGTGTTGAAAAATAGGCTAACAACTTTTGGCACGACGCTGTGCAATTTAAAATTTCTGTACTCATCGTTAATGATGATTTGATTTTTGTCATTGTTGACTTCGAGATAAGTTGCGCTCATATTAGTATTCTCCTATAAACAATACAATCGCCAACGTATCATTATCAAAGAAATGGTTATTAATCCGTGTATATTCCCAGTACACCGTATCTTGATTAATCCAAGTTTTGATAAATTTCGTTGTTGGGAAGTTCCCCTTATAAGAAACGGATACAAAAGGAATGACGTATGTAGTTGTATCCTTTTGTTTACCTATTACTTTTGCTGACCCAGTCCACGATGTGCAAGGGACGCACATTAACGAACGAGTCAACCTCGCATCAGTAGACAGTATTTTTTCTCCGTATTCGTTATATATTTCAATCCCCTGTGGCATTTTATGTTTTCTCCTTATTATTAGTAGTACTGCAACCGCCATCGCTAATAGTAGCAGAATTAAGATTATTAGAATTATCATATAAACACCCCTAACCTCACTCTCAGTACATTGTTATCATCAAATACACGGATTAAGTTATCGGATATTTCAACCCTAGCACCACTCGTTTTAGTGCGGAGCGTACCAATCGTTGCCGTGATAGCATCTAAGCTATCCACCTTTAACTTATCAGCGGTAACACTATCCGCTTGTAACTTGTCACTACTAATGGATAGGGCTTGTATCTTATCCGCACTCACGGAGTTAGCTTGGAGCATACCCTCAGTGATGATATTATTATCGAATAGCGCTTGGCCTGTTACGTGTAATATCTTGCCTTCGATTCGAGTACCCTCCGGGGATAAGTTAATCCGGCTAACAATATCATTACCGCTCATATTGCCGATAGCGCGTGTTACCCGAAGGTCGATACCATTGGACAACGTAGTAATTTGACCGGATAGGTTCTTATTAAGGTCAGTTACCTTTTGGGTAATACCCTTATCAAGTTGAACCAATTTAGATGCAAACCCATTAACAGAGGTTTTCATCGTTCCAACTTCAGAACTCATCGCTTGAATTGATTCGTCCATAGCTTTTAGCCCTAATGCTTCCGCATCAAGTAGGCTCTTATCGACTCTATCCTTAATAGTGACCGACTTCTCAGCAACTAAGCTACTACCGAACACATCGACATATTCACACCGCACACGATATACCCCGGCTTTATTGGAGTAGGTAAGCATGCTAGACGTTGTCTCTAAATCGTCTGTACGATCATCACCAATAACGTGGCAACGGATAACGTAAGCCTGTGGTGGCTTCGCCCCAAAGTACAGGCTAAACCCTCCGAGTTGGTCTTTGACCTCGAACGTAGGCGCCTCTAACTGTGGCAAGTTATACGAATACGTTGCCGGTGTTGAGTACTTGCCTAGCGTACTTCGTGCGTATAAGTACACCGTACCACTTCGTTTCGTAAGTGGTAAGTTAGCTGAGGTACCTTTCACCTTCGCAAGTAATGCGTTGGTATCCTTGCCGGGGTCATTATCCGTGCGTAGTTCATAGTAGTCCACGTCAGCGTTCAATACATCGTTCCATGATGCGGTGGCGTGGTCCTTGAATGATACAGTAAAGTTCTTAGGCATGTCCGGTACTTCGTCCATAGCCTTGACTACGACGTCAACCACCTGTGCGGTATCGGAGCGATTACCGAACCTATCCACGGCTACGGCCTTAACCTCGTACTCCTCGCCAGGGCCCAAAGCCTTGATAATAACCTGGCTGTTACTGCTACCAGCATACTGCCAATCTTGACCAGTGATAGCTTGGCCGTTCTTAGATTTGAGCTTGTACCACACCTCAGCGCTATCAAAGTTGCCAGGATTAGCCGGTGGTTCGAACATCACTTGAAGGTCATAGTACACGCTTTTATCGGCGGTTAGATTATAGCGACTAATGACGTGTAAGTTCTGCACATCGCCAGGCGCTTGCATCTTAGGAATCACGATTCCCTTAGTAACCCCTGTAGTGAGTTGCCCTAAATCGTTAATCGCTTGCACCCTCACCTCGTAAGTAGCGCCTAATAGTACATCGGATATCTCCGTACTATTAGGTGATGCGGGGAAGTTCCCCACATATTTCCAGGTATCACTTTTAGCGTTCCGATAGTTAACTACTACGTTGGTTATCTTGCCGTCACGAGGCAGTTGCCAACGGACGGCAATTCGTGAGTACATAATGCCATTAGCACCGTATACATCACTTACGAGGCCTATATCCTCGATATCGCTACCAACCTCAGACTTATAGTCGATAACAGGAACAGTTCCATCATCGCTCGTATACACTTCTGGATAGTATTCCATACACTGTATCTTGCGAGTAAGGTCTGTACCGCCTTCCGTGATAGCTAGCACCCTAAATGGTTTAGCTGCTTTGGTTAATTCACCAAATGCGTACACGCTGCCTGGTTCGACTGTAATCGTTTCCTTAACCGTTACGTTACGACCAATCACACTCAACACAGTGAACGTAGTCACCGCATCAGTAGCATTGTTACGGATCAGTAGTTGGTATTGCTTGCCAGGTAATGTCGATACTTCCTTATCAAGGGTAATAGTATTACCTGTAACAGCTACTACTCGGCCACCTTCGCCCCATTCAGGTACGTCATGTTGGATAAGAATAATATCCCCTATCGTACACGCTATGGCATCGGTGAAAGCTTCGATAGATACAGTACGCACCTCGTACTTATTACATCGTAGGTAGTGCTTACCGTGTTTGAACGCCTGGTCTAGGCTAGTACATCCCATGAGCTCAATTTGTGCAGGGTTGGTAAGTGTATCCGATTCATCGTATGTATCGCCATACACGGGGATAACATCACGCTCGTAGTCCTTATCCTTATTAAGGAAAGAGATTTCCACGGAGTTGGCACGGCTTTGGATACCCTGGAACTCCTCGGAGAAGCTACCTTGCTTAATATTGGCCACTGTGAATAACTGCACCGGTGTCGACTTATAATCACTAACACAGGTGAATCTAGTTCCCTGTGGAATGACTTTACCTCGCCCTACGTTTTCCGGATATTTTAGCGCATCCCATAAGCGACTAGCGCTATCGTAGATATAGTTAAAGGTGAATCCGTTCTTATCGCAGTTATTCGCCCAGGCTTTAAATGCATCGTAGTCCATACGTCCATGAGGTTGACCAAACATGACGTATTCGTCACCAAACTTACGAGCCATGTGAAGTAGATCATACGCCGCCCATGCCGGGTTATCCGCACGTTGGACTTCGTACTTTTGTTGATACGGGTTGAATACATACACGGCGGAGCGTTCTTGTATCCAGGATACTTCAGGGTCAGAGCCGTTAAGTTGAGATGTGGCCAACGCTTTAATACCAATTAAGGCCTTACCTGGATGGACGAAGTCATCATATATAATCTGCGTTAACTGGTTCCAGTACACTTTATTGTTGTATCGAATGGTACTGCCATCCTTACTGGAACAGCGAACACGGACTTCATACTGCGCCTTATCGAGGTTATCGAATCGGTACACTCGATAGAACGCGGTGTTAGTAGCCTCCGTAACCTTTCCCCTATAGTCACCCTCAGCGATTTCCGCATCAGACTTTTGACGCGTGAAGGACCATCCGTCACCGGATTTCTTAACGAAGGCTTGCATACCCTTTTGATTGGATAGCGGTAACTTATGCCACTCCTCGTCCTCCCCAACTTTCCGGATTTCCGCGTCAAGAGTAACCGATGTGGCGTCCATACCGCCTGTATCATTGGAGTAATACAAGCCATTTGGGAAGCTGATAGTTAACTCGATAGCATTGCATGCGTCGCCTTGTACACGTTGCGTACTCCACCCGGTTTTGAGTTCGTAGTTGAGTACTTGGTCTGCATAGTTATCGTTAAAGTTAGGGATAACAGTTTGGTCATTGGTACCTAATCGAATATCTACTTGCACATCCTGGTAGTTACTAATAGGGTTAGCATTGATACGGATATCCTCGATTTTGGATAACTCGCCTTCACCGGCGCAATATAAGAGGTTGAGGTACTGCTTTTCGCCATCACTGATAATGTGACGAGATAAGAGGAGCCCAGCGCTCTTCATACGGCCGTACGTAACGGCTAGAGGGTACCCTTGACCGGTTACAGTCTTAGCGCCGCCCCATCCATACGTGTTAGCTTGTGCTGAGTCCGTATGAGACCGGTCAGCCTTTGGCTGGGTTAACTTATTAACGAGCATATTGCCGATCATACCAATGGCCATGGAGAGTACTGTGCGCCATATTAGACTTTGGATACCAAATATCGCACCACTTGCGATACCACCTGTGGCGATACTAAGACCTATGGTTAAGATAATTCCAAAGAACTTACCATCAATCTGTGGCATGGCCACGATATAATCACCATCGTTAACAATGGTATCGAGCGTAGCCTCTTGGCCATTAATGGAGTATACCCAGTCGCCATCTTGTTTAGCGTAAAAGCTTAATGGCATGTTTGCCTTATAGGGGCGGTATTGTGTTTCATGCTGATCCGGTTTAAACGGATTCCTTACTAGCACTACATTAATCATCGGCTACTCCTTTCTATCGTATATATGTTTAAGCCTAGGAACGTATTTAGAGATGTGTTCGATACATACACCGCTTGGTTTAGTAGCGTGAATGAATCGACCATCACCTAAATACACGCCTACATGGTCAAGTTCCTTACCTTTAAGAGAAAAGACCAGAACACTGCCCTCCGTAGGTTCCTTAACCTCTTGCCACTCGTCCATAGGAATATCTGTGTAGTTAGGAAGTGTAACACCGTTACGGCGATACACCTCGGCCACTACATCCCAACATTTAAGCTCCTCGAATGGAGTGCCAAGCATATCAGACATATCACTTGTTAGATGCATACAGACCTCCCTGTGGAATCGTTGGCTCGCCTCCGAATCGAACGCTATTACCTAGTGCTCGACATCGAGACAAAGTCTTATTACACTCGCTTTCATCGCCTTTGTATCCGCATTGAACACCTTTAAACTTGAAAGGACAAAAGTCCTTCATGATGCGGACCAAGGGGAACCGACGTGTGAAACTAAAATCCGTACCTAATGTGAACTCCATCCATTCAGCATTAGCAACGGAGCCGGTAATAACGAAGTGTTCTTCTACTTCGCACACATTCGGTACATTTGTATTTATTACACGGACAATGACATTCGCACCCGTAAACCCTTGATTATCCTCAGCCAGGCGTTGGATAGTCCGTGTCACATTGGACACGGACAATTTAACGTTTGGAAGGTCAGTCGAGTTATGGTTGACGTCTGCTAATTTGAATGGGAACGCGATGTACTGGTTCCCTTGAAAGGTAATATCCTCGGTGTTATACACGAGTCGGACGATATCGCCTTTGTATTCGATATCAAGGAGCATGAGCCATACACCCGTGGCGTCTATTTTGTTTTTCTCCAAGATAGAAGCTGTTGAAAGTGTTAACATATTATGCCTCCTGTAATTTCACGGTGCCAACCCATATGTCGTAGTCATTCGCTGCGAAGTCTAACTGATCACTGAATCGTACCTTGATAGTTTCCTTCGTTTCAGGGTTCGTCCAGTCAAATACTGTCGAGCAGTTGACCTCGTCGAAGAACGCTCTTAGCCGTAAGTACTCGGAGGTGGGCACCTTATAATTCACGTTATATGACCGTAGGGCCTTAGTCGTTTTACGGCGACTAATAATCGTCATATTCTCCACTTGGCCCTTATAGGTCATATCCGGTGTAGTTTCTTGAATTGGATATATTGGATATCTAATGTTTGGAAATGTTGCCATGATTAACCTGCGGCTGCTTTAATTGCATCCCGCGCACCTCCTTTATTACTTGTTACGGCTTTAACCATTACATCGATGATGTAATTTTCCCCATCAAATCTCGAGCTTTGTTGCTCAGATTCAAGGGCTTGGCCAGATTGGTTGATGATGTTAACAGTAACGTTATTCCCCTGATTACCTCCTAGCATCTTACGAGTTTGACTAGCATTATAGATACGATGAGATGCGTTGAACTGAAGGAGCTCTGGTCCGTTTTCACCGACCAATGTCATACCTGTAGGCGCTACCCCGCCGGATGCGAACTTAGAGAACCCTCGACTACTGAAAGCTGAACTAAAGGACCTGCCTGTGGAGAAGGTACGACCGCCCCCGCCAATATTCCCTATGCCTCCAGCCAATCCGCCGAATAAGCCTTGCAACTTAGGTTGTAGGTACTGTTGGAAGGATAGGTTCACCATCATCTTAATAATGCTATTCGTCATATCCTTGAATATGCTAATAAGCCCTTTACTGAAGGACTTCGTACCCGTGGCCATAGCCTCGAGATTACTTGTCCAGGTGGAGTTGATATTGCTCATCGTACTGTCAAATGTCGACTTCGCAAGGTCAGCGTAGTTCACTGTTTCCTCTTGATATTGACGCGCTGCTTCCTTCAATCGAGATTTCAAGTTACGCCCTGCCATCTCCCATAGCTTTTGTTGGGCCTCAACTAGGTTCTTCTCAATCTGTAGACGTTGCGTAGCCGTCATCTGTGCATTAGCTAGCTCGTCCTTGGAATAGTCGATGTAAGCTTGCAGTTGTTCCGCCAAGATGGCATCGGACTGGTCCTGTGTAAGGTGGCCAAGTTTCACCAGGTTGGACTGATGATCTAAGGCTTCAGTCGTTTGTGTGTAGGCAAGCTCTCTGATTTTCTGCTCAGTATCGGCTACGAGTTTTAATCGTTCCGACTCTGCCTTCTTCTCAGCGAGTTTCTTGTCCCCTACGGCCTTGGTGTACTCGCGAACGTTATCCTCAATTTGAGCCTTTTGTGCATCGGACTCAGTCTTGATGAGTTGGAGTCTGTCCCCTGTACGTTCAAGGTCAAGTTTCGTAATATCCTCATTCATCTTTCGAACGCGAATCGTTTGGTTACGCTCCGCTTCCGCCAATTTCTTTTGGTATACTTCTTCGTTCTTGGCCCTTGCCTCGGCCACTAGGTTGGAGTTGGCCAACGCTTGCGCGTTAGCGTTCTTAAGGGCATCTGTAGAAGCCGATACGCTTGCAGATGCGCCTACCAATTTAGCAGTATCCACGTACCCAGTAACCGCCCCGAAATCACCTTCGACAGACTGTTTAGCGACTACCCCTGTACTAGAATTAGCGCCAGTGTATCCGCCGTTGCCATCAGAGATTACGATGTGATTATCTCCAAGAACTACGACGCCATCGCCTGCTTGAGGTGTATATCCATCACCCGCCGGATGCCATGCGCCCGCAGCTGCTGCCGCGTCCATAATGGAAGGAACATAACGGGGTACGTCCTTTCCGAAGGTCTCCTTAACAGAATCCGCAAATAGCTTGCCACAATCCGTAGCCCAAGTACCATCGGCTCCTAGTGAATAAGCTTTGCCAAGTTGGGCATTAGCTGCAGCTAGTACGCCGGAAGCTTCACCGCTACCACCGCCTACGCTATTAAGCCCTGCTGCGGAACGAATAATATCTCGAATGTTCTTATTGTTCGATTCATATTGGTTCTTAGCGTTGAGTTTATCAATTTCGTACTGACTACCATCAATCTCCAACGATTGGAGCGTTAGACTTCGAATCATATCGTTAAGACGTTCCACGGAGCTTGCTAATTTTTCAGCCGCTTGTTCTGCTTTCTTAGCTGCAGCTTCTTGGGCCTTCGCCGCTTTACCTGCTTCCTCATTAGCCTTATTAATGGCTTCGTTATTCGATAAGCCGTTCTTAGCGTTCTCGATTTCCTGGTCTAACCTGGCCTGTTCCTCTTCAGCTTTCTTCTTCGCCGCGTCAGCCTCTTCTTTAGCCTTCATCGCAGCATCGATTTGAGCGCCTTCCTCCTTAGTGGCCAGGCGGTCATTTTTAATCAAGCCAAAGAATGAACTATCCTCAACCCAGTACCGGCCATCGTGGTTTGCCATGTAGGCTTCACTGGTGCCCTTATCGGAGTTCATATTCCGATGAGCCTTCATACCATTGATCTCAACCCCTAGGTCAGTACCTTTGGTACGCTCCTTGTATCGATAATCAAGCAATGCTTTACCTGCCAACGCAATAGCACTGGCCAAGGCTACCCAAGGACCTGCGGCGGCTAGTGTAGCAAGTCTCATGAACTTCAAGGCAGTCGTTACGGACTGAATCACGGTAACAGCAATGCCCGCCTCGAAACTAAATTTCACTACCCCTGAGATAGCTTCCTTTTGTTCGGTGGCCATACTGCTATAGGACTTCGTTAAGTCGATAGCCCATTGCGTGTAGTCCATAATCACTGGCAATAACTCTTGGCCAATCATGATGGCCAAACGTTTGCCGGTCTGTTCCATGTCCTTTAATTGGCGATTGAACTGCGCCGATTTCTTAGCCGCCTCATCGTCAATGATAAGCCCCATGGCACGAGCACGGTCCTCGACTTGCTTCATCGCCTCGGCAGACATATTCAACATACCGTGGAGTTGGTACCCGGTCTTACCAAATAATTCCATTTCGATGCGAGTTTTTTCCGCGCCGTCCTTCATGCCTCTTAGGCGTTCTTGGATAATCTGGAATACTTCAAGAGTGTTCTTCCCTTGAATCTGATCAATACTAATCCCTAACCGACTGAACATATCGGTCGCAAGCTTCCCCTCAGCCGAGGCTGTTTGCATTTTATCTTGTGCGTTTGATACTGCTTTCGCAAACTTGGCAAACGCCATAGTGCTTACGTCGGTAGCTACGCCCATATAGTTGGCCACGGAGATAAAAGTACTAGCTTGCTCAGCAGTTGCACCTGTTAGGGACTGCATTTTCTTAACAGATAAATTCCAGTCGAGTGCCTCTTTGGCAAGCTTTGACCCTAAACCGGTGATACCTGCACCGGCTCCAATGGTCAACATCTCTGTTTTTAATTTTGCGAGCTCTGCAACTGTACCCTTAGAGGCGGCTGCGATTTTCTCTAAACCGGCTTGCGTATTCTTATCGGTCAGTTGCACTACGATATCTACTACGTTATTCGACATCCTTATTCATCGCCTCCATTTCTAATCCCTCTAATATCCACATGAGGTTGAATAACATCGGACCCAGATTGATATTATTCATTTCCGCAACTGTGCGGATGGCCGGATAATCGAATCCGGCTAGCCCTCCTGTGTGATATATACGTTGACTGCGTGATAGGGTATACAGTTTCATAGCCAATTTTGTACCAAATAATAGGTGCGGAGGATTGTATTCACACTCCGAACAGTCGAAGGACTGCCGGGTGGCGGATTGTAACTCCCTACACCCTTGGCAATACTTCGGACGGTCAGAGGACATCCACCCCCACACCTCTTTTAGTTTTTTTCCGTTGCGTCTTGTACCTGGAATGTCGCTGTGATAACTTTACCTGCAAAGTCCATAGCTTCCTTATCAGATACAGTATTAAGGTCCTCATCACTGAGGCCATATACATCCATCAAGATGAACCGCATAATGTCACGGCTACGAATGATACTTGCTAGCTGATCATCTTCTTCGACTGGACAATATACGAAGTCCAATCCTGCGTTAATCAACATTTCGCGTTCAGACCATGTGAGGGCTCTTGCTTTTAGTTCCTTACCTTGAATCTTCATAGTTACCTCCTATTAATATGCTGCTTGCGTATTAGTTAATTCGAATAGCACGGCGGATTCTTCAGAATCGTCGCCATAGTATGCTTTGAACGGCATTTCGATGTTAACGCCTTTAGGGCCGTCAATACCTGGGGAGTTACGTTCGTAAATCAATTCAGGTAATTTGATAACCAAGGAGTTATCACCTTTGGTGAGTGTTAATTCAAGGCTAGATTCTGTGCCATTTACGGCTTTGTTTAAAAGGTCCATGTTTTGGAAGAACGCTTTCAAGGTACCAGATACGCCGACAATACCTGTATCGATATAGGTACGGAACCCTTTATTACCGATAGCATAGGAATCACCATCCAGGCCGAAATCAATGTTAAGGCTTAGGGACAATACGTTAGCAACTGTCACGCCACCTTCTTTGATTGTAGCTTCAAGATTTTCAAATGGCGTAAATGCAATTTGAGTAGGTGCTGTATCAAATGGCACTGCCGCCATTGTTTCCTTACATCCCATTACGTCAATAGTGGCTGTTAACTCGGAGTCACCACCAAAGTTAAGCGCCATCTTATTCATGCGAACACCGCTAAATTGTTGATATGTGCTGATATCCTTATAGCCTTGCTCGAATGTAGCGGATGGCATATCCGGACCGATTTTGAACACATGCTTATGCGCGGAACCTGCACCGGCTGTGGAAGTAGGCGCGCCAAAGGCTAATTTCAACCAATAGCCGAAGCCGATTACATCGACCGGCGGTGTAATACTGCCGGATGCATCGATGTTACCACGGCTAGGTGCCGCAGGATTACGTGTACCACGAATTACATTAGAATCATTTAGATTTTGACTTGCTTTTAGAGAGGAACTAATGATTGGCATAACCACGCCACCGGTGGACGGTGTAACACCAAAGTCAGTTTCAAAAGCCATTGTTAATTTGGATTGTGCGCCTTGCGCACGTTTAGCTACTGCCATGTTATCCTCCTATTAATATTCAACGTGACCGCCGATTACGTGCGGTATTTCTATTGTGAATGTGGCCTTTCCTGGATACACAGGGCGCCACGATACATTATCCGTTTCATAGTCAATGTTAATGACTGGATAATTAGGGTTGACAGCCATAATACATTCAATGAGTAGCTGGCCAAGTTCATCGGTTTCAAAGGCGCCGGTATATGTAATAACACGCCCATCACGCTCCGCTTCCTTCCGATGTACGCCCCATACGAGTTGGAGTGTATACGAATAGGAGTCCGCAAGCCCTTCGGACTTACTATCCATAAGGACTATAACGCATGGGCAATCCTCCTCGAGGGGAGCCCCTGCATCGTCATACCCTACAAATATAGATAGGTCCTTGCCGTACTTCGCCTTACAGAACTCATTGATATGATCATTATCCTTAATAGCCTCAACCCAACGATTCGCAATCACTGCGAGTGGAATTGTTTGCATAGCTACCTCACTTTGTATACTCGATTACTGGAGCCCCATGAGGTATTACCGAGTGCGTACTCACCGATTTTCTTTTCAAGGAAAGGTACGAGTTTAGGTTGAAGGGCGTTACGCATCGGCCCGAAGGTTTCACGAGGTTTAATGGTGAAGGTCGTTTTCCCCTTGGCCAACTGGAACCCATGCGCAAATAATTTCTTACGCATGTTCTCTGTTATTTCCTTGGTGTAACCCTTCTCTATCTGTTCCCCTAATTTCTTAGCGGAATTAGATAGCCATCCAACTTTGACCGATTCAGACTTAGCGTCGTACTGGTACCCTACGGCCCGGTACATCTTACCAAGAGGCGTATACCCAACTGTGCCGGCTTTTACGCCACTAGCGATAAGTTCATCACGAGACTTATGCATCCACCCCTCTCGGTCAGCTTTGCCACCTTTTCTGTAGGCTCTTCTAACTTTAGCGCCGAATGCTGCTTCGAGTTGTGCCCGCATAGCCGGTGGCATGAAGCTAGCATATTTCTTACCGCCTGGCGCTCCGGATTTAATTCCTTCCTTGATAGCTTTAGACATCATGAAGCCCATGGACTTCATCGCCTTACGCATCCAATCGGGTTTCGTTTTAGCAATAAATTCGAGATACGGTGTGGCCCCATCATTAATAGTGATAGGCTCATTACTCATGGTCTCACCGTCCTTACGTTGGCCACGATTTCTAGGCAGTGCATCTTATCGTCGCTATCGGAGATATGGTCCACATACCACTTCTTGCCATGGATGTAGATTTCATCCTTCGCCTTAGGGAGTGGTATATCCTTAACACGCACCCAAATTTTAGCCTTATCAGCTAATCCTGTTACGAAGCCTGAGCCTTTGCCATCGTACTCACCGATTTCCACGCTCGCCTTGATGGTCTTACCTTCATATGTGATTTTCTCACCAAATGCCCCCAGGAGGACGTTTTCATCGTACGTATACATATTTGTACCTCATAGGTTTAACGGGGGCATGTGGCCCCCGTTATCCTCATAATATAGCTATTGACTATGCGCCGACTTTGACAGCTTGCACTAGCATAACGGTAACTGTATCTTGTGTAGCAGTTTTAGGCGCTACTGCGATACCCATTGGTTTACCGCCAGTTTTAACAGCTTTGTCTGTCAAGAAGTTAACTACGTCGCCGACTGCAAAAGTATCAGTCTTATTAGCTGTTACTTTGAATACGCCGGATACTTTAATGGCGCCAACTTCACCGGCCTTTAAGTCAGTGATAGCCACGCCATGAAGTGCACCGGCTTCAACAATGTTACCAGCTTTGACTTCTGCAGTTGCAGTAATGTCAATGCGGTCAGTTTCTTGTACGAATTGTGTCATCATATATCGTTACCCCCTAATTATTTACCAGCATTTTTGTATAAGCCACGGAAGTCAAGAGCACGTACGCCTACGTCCAATGCAACTTTATATTCGATACCGTCTACATCGAAACCTTGACGAGTTTCTAAACGTGGAGCTTCTACGCCATTCAAGAATGTAGTTTCGATTGTGTCGTGTTGAGTTGCATCTGCTACTAAGTACCATGCATCTGGATCCGTGATTTCTGCATCAGCGATAACAGTGAATCGACCTTTGTATGGGTTAACCACACCGGAGTTAACACCTGTCACATCTGCAGTGGAGTTCATGAGTTGGTATGCTACCATTTCAAGTTCAGGTGGAACGATTAAGTATTTAGGTGTGATATTAAGCGTAGCGGTACCTTGAATACCCTTTTGACGGCGCATAGCTGTAATTGCTTCTGCGATTGCTTTAACGGACAATGCTTCACCAGTTGCAGCAACGTTACCATGTTTGCTATTGAACAATGCAACGCCGTCGTCCATTACTACATCGCCTGTCAATTGTGCGTATACCATTTTATTGACCAAGCGTTTAGCCGCGCTACCGAAACGCATAGCAATTGCGGAGAACATACCAAGGTCATCGTTGATGATAGCTTGACGTGTTAAGCTGAACAATTTGCCGTAAGTAGCGACTTTAGTACGTGCGGAAGTTTCACCGAATGTCATAGCTTTGAATTGGCTACCTTCTGGAACTAATTCCAAGTCGCCTGCTTCAGACAACGCTACGCGTGTAGCTTCCTTGAAGTCGCGGTTAGAGCCTTTACCTGCCCATAATTGGTAAGTAGTTTCTGCTTCGTTAAAGCCGTTCATTACAGATTTATTTGCCAAGTTGGACATGATAGCAGGGAATGTGGATGTGGAGTTAATAGCTTCACGTGCCAATTCCAAATTATCACCAAAGTTAGCACGAAGGCCTTCACGTTGTAATGCTTCACGTGCCAATTCAACTAAGGAATGTGCGCGTAATTCGTTAGCACCTGGTGCCGGTTCAGCTACTTGAATACCTGCCGCCATTAATACTGCATCTTGTGCAGCTGCACGGAATTTATCGGATTCAGATTCGCCCATTTTCACGGACACGCCTGCGTTACGTGCACGCAATTGGTCCATAACCATTGCACGTGCTTCGTCAACGGATTTGCCCAATACGATTGCTTCGTCTGCGCCTTCAACATCGAAGTCGCGGAACATAGCTGTAATTTCAGAAGTACGTTTACGTTCTTCTTCCATAGCTTTTGCCAATTCATCTTTTGTGATACCGCCTTCAACTGGAGCGGATTTCACTTCTGGAGTTTCAGTCAATTTTTCTTTTTCATCCATACCTTTGTTTTCCTCCTGTGTGTCAATACTTGTATGAATTTGAATATCATCTGCACTGCGACCTACGCCGACCGTAGGGTCTGCAGGTACGGACACAATGCTGATTTCTAATGGTTCCCAATCCGTTACTACATATGTGCCCGGCCCTTTGAATCTGCCATTACTGGATACAGAATCTTTCTCATCAAGCTCTTCATAGCGTTTAATAGAGTATCCAACGCTAACACCTTGAAGCGTACCGGATTGGACTTTCTTGAATATGGCGTCGGATTGTTCATCATCGTCAAAGCGTACTAGCGCTTTGCCTCGGTTATCTTCAATCCACACCTTTTCGATATGCCCCACGACCGCATCACGATCATGGTTAAATAGCACGGTGCCTAAGCCATCGTTAAATCTATCGAGATTGATACATTCTTCATCGTGGCAAAGGATTTCATCGCCGAACCAACGGCCATATGGCGTTTCGGAGGAGAAGGAAAGTTCTACCGTCCGATTGTCGGAGTCGACTTGGTCAATCGTAGATTCACGGCAATAGATACCCTGAACGCTACGTTTTTCGTTTTCGTCCATTGTTAGCCATCAGCTCCTTCCTGTGATTGTTGGACGTTATTGTCACTATCTGGGTCCATCAATGGTTGCAACTCACTGGAATAATCTAGTAACACCCCGAGCTCCTTGGCTCTATCCTGTTCGAGTTTCCGTTGTTCAAGAACTTCCTCCCAATCACGCCCAGATGCTGCGCACACATCCTCTAAGGTTGTAAGACCGGATTTGATAGCTTCTTTATTTGCGGACACTTCCTTAACTGGGTCTATCCATGACCACCCTGGTGCGAGCCAAGATACCTCTTGGTACTTGTCCTTATTCGCCAAGTAGTCAGATGGTAGTTCACCGGCTAGGTACAATGCGTCAATAAAGGCTTTCCAAATCGGCATACAAAAGTGTGCGATAACAAATGCTTGCCATTGTCGGAAGGTCTTTTGGTCCTCTAACAGATTTTGCCTTGCTGCTGAGAAGTTACCTGAAATATTACGAGCCACGATATCCGCGCTCATTCCTAGACCGGAGGAAATTCTCCGTGTCTGAGTTGCCGAGTATTCACTAGCAGTCCCTGCATTACGTTTAGGGTCTGCAAATTCAATAGACTCACCAGGGCTAAGGTGTCTAACCATACCTGGCGCTAATGTCATATTAGGACGTCCTTTACTATCCCTTGGTAGCATCGCCGTTTGACGTGCTGAATTTTGAGACGTGATGAACGCGCTATAACATGCCGATACACGGGCGGCGATTAGGTCTGCGTCCATGTATTCATCAATATCGTGAATACGACGAAGGACTAATGCCAGGTGACTCATCCCTCGAAGTTGAGAGGTACGAGTAGGCTTGAATAATAAGAACGCCTGGTTAGTAGTTAGCCGTAATGCGTCGAAACTGCGTAACCCCATTGGATCGCTTTGATATACGTGATACGCAACTGGTCTCCCATATTCGTTAACCTCCACGCCGTTGATGATGTTATTCTTACCATGTTGTAGGCTAACCGCTCCGATGTTCTCCGCCTCAATCAATTGGATTGATAGTGGCAAGTACTCACCTTGTGCGGTTTTGTTGACGAGGATTTCACCGTCATAAAACATCCGCCGTAGCGCGATAGCCTGCAGTTCGTAAAAGTTAGACATCCCTCGGACATCCGCATTTTCAGCCTCCGTCCATTTTGCCCAGGCCTTTTCGATTTTGTTGTTAAGGTTCGTATTTAACTTACCTTTACCGCTTCTAACTTTTGCCTGTGGTTTAATCCCAACACCAATAACATTACGGATAAAAGCAGTCACTACAGACTCAGCTAAGTCGCTGTTCATTTCAGCTGCACGAGCTCGACCTCGAATAAGATCACGTGCCCCGGTGGCCAACTGCTCGGCTGTACCATAAGCAGGTTGCCAGTCACTACTCAATCGATCCATTGACGCCGCATCATATTGGCGGATAGCCTCTCGTGCTGCGATACGATTAAGCGCCCTCTCAGGGCTAACCCAACCGATTACCTTATCTAAGATATTCATCGTCCACCCCATGTCACGTATGCATCACTTTGGAAGCCGTTTGCTTCCTCATGAACCCGTTGCATCAGCGTTTGTTCACGTGCATATAACACGGGAAGGTCAATCGCCTTGAACCGCTTGCCGCCAATCTGTAATTCGGAGTATCCTTTTGTTTCGATATCCTCGATGACTTCACGGATACGGTCCAATTGTTCGTTTACATCGCTCATGGTTCACCTCCTTATCTAAACCAATGGTTCGTATTTCCCATTCCTACACCGTAGTCGATATCCTCGGTGACAGGATTGGATTCTTCATATTCTTCGGGTTCCGTTAAGTACTTCACCCCTGCAATGTCTGCGACTGCAGCATTGTATGTACATGTATCTAGCAAGTGATTCGTAGGATGCCCGGTAAGTGGTTTCCACTGCACAGTAACTTCACCCGTTTTCACATTGCGGATTTCTTGTTTTTCTTCCGACCTGAGATGGTCGATATATTCCTGTGGACAATCCTTGAACAGATGGATTGTGCCGACCTCATCAGTTGGCCGTACCATCCGTGCAAATATGAAGTCCTTCCAGTAGTCCGTATTAAGGACGTACAATTTAAGCCCACCGATAACGCCCTTCTCAACGCTAGACATTGAGTATGGCGCCGTTAGTGTCTTATGATTGGACGAACCTTTGAGCGGAATACATATTTCAGGGAATCGTGCGCAGAATTGGTACACCTCATCGGTTCTGAAACCTGAGTCAACGCCCGCCTTCATTACCTGTCTAGGTTCGCCATACTCTGATGGATATTCCCTGTTGACTATGATTTCCTCTAAGTCATTCCAGGTACTGGCTTGGCCATAATCGATGAGGTAGGACTTCACGCCTGGCGCATAGGCCCTAACCTCCCACCAGAAATGGTCAAGCTGTACGTCAACGCTTGCGATAAGTAGCGTTGCCTTATCTGGTACTACGCCACGGTCATAGGTTGATTCTGTGAAATGTAGCGTTTGTGTACTCTTAGTTTTAGCGCTTCGCCAAGGTTCTGCTAGCCATGAGTTAATAAAGTTCATAAGCTGGTCCGGGAAATCTTTTGAGGTAAAGAACTCGTACGCAACTTTCCCAAAGGCTATCCATGGAGAGTACAAAGACGATAAGTGGTAGCCAACCGAACGCACTCGACAATCGGGTTCGTTTTCGGTTCGCCATTCTCCGTTACGGAGCATGTCCATTTTGTGCTTATCGTGTATCGCTTTCTTACAATGCGCGCATTCATAATAGGCGGTGTCCCTGATGCGGTCCTTATTGCCTTTAGCCTCATCGGGCCATTTAATCTGCTTGAACACGAGTTTTTGATACTCACCACAGTGTGGGCACGGAACGTAGTACTCTTTCTGCGCATGAGCTTGCTTGAAAGCGGTCCAGATATTGCCATTTTCGACTGTTGGAGTTGATACCATCACGTGTTTGGCATCAACGAACGTTTTAGTACGTTCCGTTGCCAGCTTAATCGGATTGGCTTCCTTACCGGAGAATACCGGATACTTATCAACTTCATCGAAGAACACATACTTAATAGCCCTTGACGCTAGACTCGATGGAGAGTTAGCACCGGACAATACCATGTAATTCCCTGTGTTGAAGTTGAGTTCTAACTTTGAACTTGCGTTTTCGTTGTACATGTTGGCCAGAGGTTCTGTGTTCGTGATCATTGGCTGAACACGTTTTTCACTATTGAACTTTGCTAACATATCTGTTGGATATACCATCATGACAGGCGCCTTGGATTGATGAAGCGCGAACCCTATCATGTTGAGTTCAGCTTCTGTCTTACCAATCTGTGCACCAAAGCACAGTACAATCGATTCAATCAGATCGTTGTTAAGCATATCCATAGGCTCTCGTAAGTATGGAGTGCGGTGCGTGTGCCATGGTCCGGGTTCTGCACTAGTGCTTGGGAGTACTCTGAACTTATCGGCCCATGTGGAAACGGTGTACCGCTCCGGAGGCTTGAATGCTGCGAGCTCTTGCGCCGTCCACGTAAACGAAGTACTAGAATCGTGTGATGAATTGTAATGACATTGTTTATTCGGATTCTTTGAATTTTTAGAATTATTTTTTCTTCGCTTTCGTGTAGACGCCGTCGCGCGCGTAGCTTTCGAGGTACTCGTTGACACACTCATTCACCGTCCTCTCTACAATCACCCTTGTTTCTGCATCTGGAAATTCTTTGCTAACCGCTTTGGGTAACAGCCAGAGGGATGATTTCAATTCGTTAACGCGTCCAGTCCATTCCCGAGTTACATCCTCGACCGCAATATACTGGCCTTCAAGAACTTCGTTCATTCGCTTTTCGCGTTTCGCTTTGGCTTCCTTATAGTCCGCCTCGGCTTCAAGTTTTCTTTGAGCAGCGGATTTCGTTCCGTCCTTATCCTTGGACATGCCAAGCCATACAAGAACTTCACGAACGTTCCACCAACCCGTTGCCACCTTCGGCATACCTGCGCGATTGTGGCGTGATATCATTTCCGGACCGAGGTCCAAGATTTGGCAGAGCACTTTTGTGGTGACAATGATCTCGCCATTGTCATCGAACTTGACTTTGGGTCTTTCCGTGGCCATTTTGGACCTCCTTCCGTAAGTGTCTATTGGTAGGGTACTTTCTACTTGAAAAAATTTTTCACATGCGGACAAACATCGCGCGGAGGCGACCACCGGCGATTTTCCGTCGAGGAAGTACCTTTTTGTTTTAAATAATTTAAAAATAATTTCAAATCTATTTAGGGTATTTCTTTTCTAATTAAAGCTAACAAAAAGGACTACGCGGTTGTTCGTAGTCCTCAATGCTTCGCTTCATGTTTGGGCTACTGCCCAGGAGAGAAGTGTAAGTACATGAAAGGTATCACTATGAACTACCCTACAGTGCGTGGACACGGCGCTCGTTTCCGTATCCACACCCATAAGGTAACACAAAGTGCAACTATCATTTCATATCATGTTTTAGAAATTTTCAAAAAGTTTGCAAAAAGACTTGACAGCCATCTTTCTGATTCGGTAGACCTGGGGCTCGCTGTAGTGCATCGCCTCAATAACGTCCTTCATGCCAAGGCCAAAGTAGTAGCGATACTCAAGGAACGTACGCTCACAATCGCTCGGCACTTGATGAATGATAGCCCATAGTTCATATCGTTCCCTTGATAGTCGCCTTGACTCCTCAAGCAGATCACGATACGCCGTCTTGAGATTTAGCTGTTGCTCTTCGGTGATAGGGTACTCACTTCGTGCCTCTTGCTCTAGACGTTGCAAGTGTGCTTCAACGTCAGTTAACCGCCTATGACTATCCATCAGCCTTTGCAGTTTACTTATACCAGGATGTGTCCCCTTACTCGTACGCTTACCCATACATTCACATCCTATCAATACTATCCTGTGTCATATGTAATCCATCCCTTCTACAATCTTGTACAGCTCATCGACCTCATCCTCTATTGCTTCCAAGGTATCAGTAGCTTCGTCCCATCGCTCATCGTGATACCACGGATACGAATATGTCTTATCGTCGAACTGGTCATTACCTGCTTCCTTGTATTCGCGGATGACCTCTTCGCTTCGTACATACGCCATCTCGTACTGTTCCTCCAAGTAGTTAACATATCGAACAGTGATTATGTATAAGTCATCCAGGTAATGCCCATGGTCGTGTAGCAGTTTCTCGAAACTTGCACTGGAATGCATAGCTACTCACCTGTAATCCAACTTAAGAACACACCTGCTTTTGCTAGGTCCTGAACTTCTTTCGCCGGATCCTTACGACCTGCTCGAAGGGAATACTTTAACGCGTTACCCTTACACCATCCTTTGAACTCTTCTGGCGTAAGCACCGCACGGATGACGTCAACACTTTCAATGGTTAGACCCGGCAATGTGTAATGCGATGGATGATGTACCGCATCGTTCATCGTCTCGTTAAGCGTACCATCAACAATAGGTACATCTATTGTAGGTGCTTCTGCTACTACTGGCTTAGCCTCAATCTTACCATACTGCTTAGCTTTATCCTCATCCGTCGCTACAGATACTGTTGGCTTTGCTTTAGGCTCAGCAGGTTTCACCTTAGCAGTTGCCTTTGGCTCATGCTTCAACGCTTCTCGACATTCCGGACAGTTGACAGCAGGTCGACCTTTGCCCGTTTGTTCGAACGCCTTACCGCACACCTTACAAATAGTCATCTTAGGTGATGGCTCTGGTGTAGTAGGTGGCGCTTCTGTCTTTTTACTATCTTTTACTGACTCCGTTCTGTCTCCCCTGTTAATGATATTCATGATATCGTTGAACCCTTCCTTACAGGTAGGGCATTCTTGCTCGTTACCTTTAGCCTTGAATAGGCTTCCACAGGTCTTACAAATTCTGCTCATAGTGTTATCCTTCTTTCTTAGTACATCGTAAATAGTATTCCCGCTCATCCATAACCATTAAATCAGTCACGTGAAATACTCCTTGTACGCACTTGTCAAAATTAACCATTCGTACCTCATCATCTCCATCAATCGGAAATGGATTTTTATAAACTGGTTGCCATGGAGTTTTAGCCAATTCTTTCGATACTGTGGAATATACTTGACGCCAAGTCGTCGCAGACATTCTAGCGCCATCCTCCACATTTGCACACGCATCTGATATTGGCATAACTAGCCAACCTACAGGTCTATATAATCCGGTAGGGTTCATGTATCCCTGCACATACGCTAATAGTTTCTTCATAGTGTTATCCTTTCAAGCATTGATTACACGTTTTTTGATACACATCAACATAGGTTTCTCCCGTATCTCCGTTATATGTAACTTCGATATATTTTTTGATATATACCCCGCTTACCAACGCTTTCCAGTTTTGTAACGTTTTGCAGAACCATACTACATACATATCACTAGGTTCTAGTCTATCAGCACTGCAAATTAACTCGTTTAATAAAACTGTTCTTGCTGCATTGATTGCTTTTTCTTGTAATTCGTACATATTTTTATTCTCCTTTGATTTTCGTTCAGTTAGTGGATTCATACCACCTACTGTTATCCTTTCACATATTTATCAATCCGCGCCTTCAATGACTGAAGGACATATTCTTGTGCTTCGTCTTTCTTCTCTAAGGCTTCCATCATATCCTCGTCCCGTGTACCTACGGATATAAGGTGATGGATGATAACCTTTTCATTTTGCCCTTGACGATGCAAACGCTTATTCGCTTGTTGGTATAATTCAAGGCTCCAATTAAGCCCAAACCATATTACATGATTACCGCCGTCTTGTAGGTTTAGACCATAGGCAGTTGATGCGGGATGTGCTAGTAGTACGTCAATCTTGCCGGCGTTCCAATCGAACTCTTCATCGGCACCTTTTAACTCCCGTACACGCAGATCCGTTTTTGCTAATGCTGCCTTCAACCTGGCACAATCATGCTTAAAGTTGTAGAACACCAACGCCGGCTTACCGTGTAGCTGTTCAATAAGCTCCATGAAGGCTTCTATCTTACAATCATGGATTTCATGGACATTACGTTCATCGTCATACACGGCGCCGTTGGCCAACTGTTGGAGTTTGTTGGATAAAGCGGCTGCACTCATGGCGGTGATTTCCTCATCTGCTCCAAATACTTCAAGGACGGCATCACGTTCCATGCTTTCATAGGCTTTCTTCGCCTTAGCGTCTAAGACTACCGGCACCGTATCGTACACAATCGGTGGTAGGTCTAAGTAATCGCTAGCCTTCATCGAGATACATAATGGCGCTAGGGCTGACATAATCGCATCATCTGTATTCGCTTTTGGCTTGTAACTGTAGATCACATCACGACCTCGTTGGTCCGGGTCAAAATAATGCTCCCTAAATGCGGTGTATGTCTTACCTAATGTTTGGCCACGGTCTAATAAATAGACCTGGGCCCATAGGTCAATCAGCCCATTTGGTGATGGTGTACCTGTTAACAGCACCATACGGTTGATATGGTTGTACATGTTCGATAAGTCCTTGAATCGTTTGGCACGATGAGATTTAAAGGAACTCGATTCATCGACTACCACCATATCGAATGGCCAGGCGTTCTTGTAGTAGCTAACCAGCCAGGATACATTCTCACGATTGATGATGTAGATATCCGCCGGTGTATTTAGTGCTTGTATGCGTTTCTTTAACGGGCCTAATACGGTGGATATTCTTAGAATACCAACGCCGTCCCATTTAGCCGCTTCACGTTGCCAGGTTGCTTCCGCAACCTTCTTAGGCGCTATGATAAGCACCTTCTTAACCTGGAAGTAGTTATACTTCAACTGGTAGATAGCGGATAGGGTTATGATGGTTTTTCCTAAACCATTCAACCCATATCCAAGAACAGTCCTATCTTTTGTTGCTTAATCACTCGTGAAATACAGTAATCTTGATAGGGATGTGGCTTGAATATCATACGGCATCACCTCCTAATCCTTAACCGTGCATCCGTATTTTGCCTTTTGCATCTTATGCCGAATCTTTCGCACATTTGTCATGATGTATGACTGTACGACGGTATCATCATGCTCCTTCGCTTTTTCGTACTTACTAAGTAATTTGTACAAGCTATAATCGGAACACATGCCATGACAGCCAGGTGTACGCCTGGTACAGTTCTTACACGGAACTCTCGCCATGAATACCACCTTCATTCGTTAGGTAATCCTTAACGGCTTCAGGGCCGTAGAGGATGTAAACGGTCTGCAGTAGGCTCAATAGCTTCTTGCACTGCACATCCTGTAGTTGGCTTAATCGACCTCGTGTCGTTTTAAGCTCTACGAATTGAACGGTACCGTCCGGCCATATCACAATCCGATCAGGCACACCGACGTTGCCAGGCGATACGAACTTATAGGCCTTACCGCCCAACTCTCTAACACCCCGAACGAGTTTCTGTTCGACTAGTTTTTCAAGCATAGTCACACCTCCATTTTGAGATTATCATTTACGCAAGGTAACAAAGTTACGATTTTTTTCTTTACATATAGATACATACCCTATTTAACCCCGTTTAACCCCTATAACGTACTTAAATATATATATTTCTACTACATATATATATAAATGTTACCTTTATATATAATAGGTACTATAAATATAGATAAATACTAGGTTTGTTAGGGTAACATTCTAGGTAACATTCCGGTAACATTCGGGTAACATGGTAACATTCTCAGGTAACATTCTTTTTGAGAATATGGGGGTATTTTCAGGAATGTTACCTTCGAAAATTACATCAATCCGGGTATAATTGAGAATCCTCTTTGGGCTCCATAAGGCCCAAATTTTTTCATCGAATCAAACCTCATTAAGAAAGGGATGTTATCTAAAATTTGATTAAGCTCACGGCTATCCGACTTTTTCATCCAAGATAACGGACGTCCAAAACATTCAACCCATACTTCTGCAGCGCATACCCTGTCACGGAATACTAGCACCTGTCCAGGTACCGCATGTGTGCCTGACATAAACATGTCACGTGCTTTAGGAGACATCGTGCTCCAATTCTCCGGTACTTTCTGTTTCAAGAACTCAGCTACTACACCTGCTTTAGCATTTCCTTCCATATGGCTTTCACGTGCTACATTTGCAAGGCGCAAAACTTCCTCATTATCTTCAATAATTAAGCTTTCACCTTGGCGGTATCTAGCTTTGGCTTCCGCCCACAGCTGATCCACCTCACCAGGTAAATTCTTAAATACGTTTTTCGTTGGTTTCTTTAAACCAAGTTGTATTGGCCAGAATCTGCGGTTACCAGTAATATCTTTTAAGAACTCGTGTTGATTAGTGGAACCAAAGAACACGCATTGCCGTGGATATTCTTCAGTACGGCGACCATACGCCTTACGGAATACGTCGACCTGGCGGGATAAGAATTGTTTCGATGCATTATCTTCCGATTTAGAGTATCCGGTCATTTCACCGCCTTCAACTAACCAACTATTCTGGATGCTTTCAGCTGCTTCCTTACCATCAAATGTGTTAAGCCCATCAGCGTACCAATCTTTGCCCATTAATCGAATAAGAGATGATTTCCCTATTCCTTGGGCGCCGACTAATACCGGCATCGTGTCATATTTACACCCTGGCTCGTACGCACGTGCTACCGCAGCTACGAATGCCTTACGACCTACCGCACGGGTATATACGTTATCCTCTGCGCCCAGGTAATCGATGAAGATCGTGTCTAAACGTTCCACCCCATCCCAGGTGAGACTGTCTAAATAATCGGTCACTGGGTTGAAAGCGTTTTGTTTCGCTATCAGTAGCACACTATCAAGGACTTTATCTTTGCCAGTGATATCGAATCGGTTTTCAAGGTACCACTGGATTCCACTATCATCGGTGTCAGTCCATATGCGTTTACCATGTTCTGATAACGCCCATGGTAAGGCGCCCATTGCCATATACCGACTACCGAACTTATCGTATGCGATACGTCCCTTGATGGCCGGGTCATGCGTTAATAGTTTAAGAATATTATCACGTGTCTTTTTAAGCCCTTGATTCTCGTTATATTTGAGGCCGGCGGACTTCATCCATTCAGTCTCGAGCATAGCGTTAGCGTCAAGGTCGGTTACATCGGTAGTATTAGAATTACTTATCGATTCTTGGAACACGTTCGTAGCGGACTCACGTGCACGTTCCTGTTGGATACTGATGGCCACCTCTGAGTCCTCAAAGGCTAGCTTACTCATCGCAAGGAACGATGGCATCTTATGCGGTGGTGTGCCGTCCTTGGCTGTCTCGTCGAGGTCGTGGAACTTATGAAGCCGAACCAAATCGAACGCGTTCACAAGTTGGCCACCGCATGGATCTGTATTGTGATGTGAGTATAAGAACTTATCATCGTCATATATAACCGCACCGCCGATGGTAGACCCTTCGACGTAGGTTAGGCGGTCGTTGGAGCCATCAACGTATGTGTACGCGTTAGGTAGGAACGTATCGATAGCCTCACGAATACCATACTGCCTACAAAAGGCGCCTACGATACCATGCTTGGATAGTGGATCCTGTTGCTTCGTAAGTAGCTGTTTCACTCTAACCGATGTCTCAGAACCTGGTACCTGTGGCCACAATGCCACATCACGCCAATCGGTGTACTCAGCTAGGATACCGTCCGCAGATAAGAACGGCTTATCTGCAAATCTGAATACATATTGTGCATCACTTGAACATCCCGGCCAGTACATGAGCCTTGACGCTTCGAACGTAGTCGAGTCCATCATGCCGATACCGATTAAGCTGGCCACCTTACGAGCGATAGGCTCGTACTCATCTGGTGTCATGGTGCGGTCGGTTGGAATGACTACCCGTAACCGTGGTCGGTGTGGCGTGTGTGAACGAGTACTGTACACGGCGTACGCCATGCCTAAACTGTCCACTGTACGCACTACGTTATCTGTTTGGCCAGGCTCGATAGCGTCAAGGTCAAGGGTGATAAGGTCACGGCCTGTGACATTAATCGCCTTACGTTGTAACCCGATTAAACTACCACCGACGAACCCGCCGATGTCCTTCAACTTAGCCTGTGCGGACTTAGGTAGTTGATGATACTGCTCAACTGTTTCCGTAGTACGTTGCGGTGTACGAAGTCGTTCAATGAACTCGGACCACATCAGCTCCGTTTGAATCCATTGTTTAGACGTGCGACTTTGGCCTACGCTAATTATTAGTTTTTTATCATTAATCATATGGCCAACGCCCTTTCTAATCCTTCATATAATAATCACTGGTGAATCCGGCGGCTGATAGGTGTAACCCTTCAGCCCATGGAATCGGAGCCCCAAATAAAGCGTTAACCTTATCAAGGGTTTTCTCCTTATCCTCGGAAGGGATTTCCATAACCGCCTCATCGTGGATGTGCATGGTGATTGGGTATCCGGCTTCCGTCAATCGACGTAACGTTACAGCCAGGCAGTCACGAGCAACGGCTTGGGTAATGTTTTCGACTAACTTGCCACCGTATGTACTATCATCCACCCAGGCGTTGTTGAATTGCGCCTTGAAATGGACGGCGTCCTTACCAAATTGGTTTTCCTTGATGTACGCACCTGGGTAGAATAGCTTCCGCCCGCTAGGTAACTCTATCGTCATGTATCGATAGCCGTATATCGGATCAATTTCTAATCGAAATATAATACCGTGGTCAAGGCCCATAGGGTTACCTGTGGTTACGGTATACACCGCAGCGTTTTCAACTTGATACCATAAGTCCCGAATACGAGGTGACGCTTCACGCCATAATCGAACAATGTCCGGAAGTTCTTCTTCCGATAGCCCCATGTCAAGGGCGCCCATAGCCTTTAGGGCGTTAACGCCACCTTGATATCCCAGGGCTAATTCTGCGACCTTTCCCTTTTGGCGAAGGTGTCCATTTTCGCCATGTTTCACGACTGGAACGCCAAACATTGAGGATGCCGAGGCGCAGTAGATATCACCATCATGGGCGAATACCTGTTGACGCCACTGTTCGCCACTTAGCCAGGCGATAACCCGTGCTTCAATGGCGGAGAAGTCAGCCACGCATAATGTCTTACCTTCCGGAGCGATAATAGCCGTACGTATTAATTGTGAGAGCGTATCGGCTACATCACCATATAAGAGTTCGAGCCCTACACGATTACGATGTGCCACGAGGGAACGTGCGACATCAAGCGTTTCGATGTAGTTTCTTGGTAGGTTTTGGACCTGTATCAGTCGTCCTGCCCATCGTCCAGTACGGTTGGCCCCGTAGAACTGTAACACGCCTCTGAGGCGATAATCTGAGCCCCAGGACTCTTCCATCTTAACGTACTTTGATACAGAGGACTTGGCCAGTTTCTTGCGTAACGTAAGAACGCGTTTGGCCACTTGATTAATATCACTCTTGAGAGCGCCGTCAACTGTATCCTTAGTTAAATTAGGAAGGTTAGCCCCTGTGTTGGTGTTGATCCAATTAAGGAGTGCTTGCGTAGAATTAGGATTGGCCAAGCGTGTGATTTCCTGTGCTTCCTTTGTAAGAATATTGGTGTTTTCTTCATCGATGCAAAGGGCGCCAATAACCAGGTCATGGTCGATGAGTACACCGCGATTGTTGATTTCAATATCGATGTACCAATCATTCCATGTCTCATCAGGTACAGGAAACGAGGCAAGTCGTTTGTAACATTCCATTTCAGTGACTACGTCTTGACGATTGTATTCGACAAAGGTTCGCCACTTTTCAGGTTCATGGTGAGGTAGGTTACGAGTTCGACCGCCGTTAGATTTAGTAGGGTTACAAGGAATACAAAAATATCGGATTAAAGCCTTACCCGCTTTATCCTTTAATTTATCTTGAGGTAGACCTAGGGCAACGCCTAACTTAGCCAGGCCCATAGGATACCCTAAATAGGCTCCATGTATCATCGTGCAATGCCATTGACGTAATGGAGTAACATATCCGGCCTTATTGAGACAGGTGATTTCAAATTGTGCATTGTAGGCATGTTTAATGACATCCGGGTTTTTGAGGTCTGCAAGCACCTCATCCGGTATCGTTTCACCCTGTGCCAGATCCACAACTTCAACCTGGCCAAAGTCATACGCATACGCGAATAGGAGGATTGAAAAATCCTCCGCTTCGACATATTTGTATACACCTGCGCCGATGTCATTGGATGAGAATGTTTCAATATCAATGTTGAGATGGCGCATAATGGCCACCTATTACATTGGAAGGCCAGTAACAGGGTTGATAGCTGGAACGGCTTCAGCACCACCGAATACATTTGCTGCGCTACCTTGAGGAGCTCCGAATACGGATGCAGCGGATGCAGGTTGGCCACCGCCAAGAGGTTCGCCGTCACGTACCTTTTGTACAGGGCCTAAACCGGCGGAGATACCAGAGGATTGGTTATTGTAGAAATAGAAGTTAACCAATACGTTGGCATACATGCCAGAATATACTTGGCCAGGTTCAGTAAGGGGCTGACCTTGAAGGTCGACTACTTCAGGCTTGAATTTCATGGATTGGGACGCGTTGAACACGTAATGACCTTTACATTCAGGGCCGTATTCTTTACCACCAGGCGTGTAGCCATCGCCATCGTGGATTGGTGTTTTAGGTTGAGCAGGTACTTTTGCACCATGTTTCACACGAGCATCGGCAATTGCTGCTTCAATAGCTTGATTAATTGCTTGTACTTGTGCGGTATCAGATTTTGGAACAAGAATCATAGCGCTATATTTGGCCTCACTAAAATTGTTAGGATTAGTGTATGGCTCTAATAAATGAACAAAGGATAAACGTACGTTTTTTAAAAGACATTCTGATGGTCTGCATTGAAATGCCATAATTAGTTACCTCCATTATTGGTATTAAATACTTGCGCCGCACTAGGTTGGTTCGTGATACGTGGACGCTTATCCGTATCAACTACAAGAGTAGGTTTGCCAGGGTTCTTAACGACCTGGTCACCTACGAGCTCATTAAATTCTTTCTTACCGATGGCCTTTTCGATTTGAGCCAACGTAAGAACCTTACGTTCATAGAGGATAGATTCATCTACCCCGCCATTGATAAGGGTTTGAATGGCAGTATCGCCATCTTGGAACGCTCTGGAGCCTCTGCCCTCTACGGCTTTCCAACCAGGTACCTCTGCACCGGCTAAGGATTCAGATAAAGCGTATTCCTTGATGTCCTTGTACCAGGACTCGATGTCTTTGCCATGTTCTAGGTAGGCACCTAGTTCTTCAAGGCTAATCAGACGTGGGTCTTGGTTCGAGAACACGTGCATTGCATCGAAATGTTCGCATCGTGTTCTACATTGAGCCTTCGCCCTACAGAACCCACACCAGGCGCCAGCCTCAAAGGTATGGCCTTCCATTTCGTAGGCCTCCTTAGCTTTTGGAGCGACTACCTCCTCACCCCATTTACGGAGCTCATCGGAGGACATTTCAAACTCTGAAATGTTGTTAACACGAGGCTGTACAATAGTCATCTTGATAGTATTGAACTTATATAAGAGACTGTAATCGTGTATAGCGCCAAGAGCGTATAACATCATCTGTGGATTGTGATCCGCATCAACTACAACACCTTTACCGTGCTTATAATCGATGATGTGGAGAGTATCACCGGCTAATATGATGCAGTCAGCCGTGCCGAATCCTTCAGGCACATACTGGCTAAAGTCAACACGCTTTTCGATGACTACCACAGGAGCTACTTTGTAGCTCAGCATGATGGACTTGATGTATTCGAGATACACGTCTGTAGTTTCATCCATTTCAGGCGCCCATAACTCGTTCTTCTTGATTTTGTTATACGCCCTGGTGTAGGTGCCTTTGGCCATCGCCGTAGTATATTTTTTCAGTTTCAATTCACATAGTTCATGTGCGAGGGTTCCTTCCTTTGCATATTCTGATGTAGTATCAGGGAAGGTCGCCTCTAATCGAGGCGCCCCCGTACAATGTAGCCACCTATGTGAACTTGATGCGCTTAATAGCGCATGGCTAGCCATTAGATTCGAGCCCCCATGTTGCGAAGGTCAACTACGAGATTAGGGAATTGATCCTTTGGAAGTTCAGGAAGGCTTGCCACTTTGTACTTTTGCATTAGACCAACGATTTCATTCGTCCGGCCTGCGTCCATTAATGGTTGCAATGCCACCTGAATTTCTTCCAAAGTGTATTCCTTAACCGGCGCTACAGGTACAGCCGGTGTAGGCGGTGCTTGCGGTGGTTCTGGAGTTGTTGGTACCGACACGGATGTCGGTACCACAGGTGCTACTGGATTAGGTTGAGCGACTGGAGCCACCGGTGGAGCTTGGACTGTGGCGGGTACCACAGGAGCTGTGGGCGGTTCTTCCGTCGTAGGTATATTACTGTAGCTGAGGAACAATTTAAGTTCTTCACAAAGGGATACATAGTTTTTTGCTTCAAAAGTAATTCTGATCATGAGAAAATCCTTTCTGATTAATATCTAAATAATGCCGTTAACGTGTAGCAGTAAGAGAATACAAACACCTATGATGATGAATAAGACTTGGCAAGCCCTAGTCACCCAGGTATCAATCTTTGTAAGTCGTTCCGTAACAATCTTTTCACGTTTAGATTGTTCCCTTAGAGATTTCGATACCTCCCACGGACTAGGTGGAGCGGTTTTATGTACTTCCGGTGAAATCATCTGCTCTATTGCAGTATCTTTCGCTATCCGTTTTCTTCTATTTTTCCGAGCCATACTCATCATCCCCTATGTAATCATTGAATACTGAATGCTTTAGGTCTCTTCGGTCTGCTTTATCCATAAACAAAAATTCTAAACTTATACGGGCTTGCAATAACTCGGCCACTGCCACAATAGATTCTGCAGAGTGTGCATGTTCTGCAGTGCGCACAATACAATCATCTATGGCTTTTGTAATAATAGGGTTAATCATAATCTATTCCTTTCTAAACTGACATTTTGAGCATCGCTCTAATTTCTTGGATATAGGGAAGCTTATCTTTTGGATCTGATATATGTCTAACATCATCCATTGCCAGTTCTATCAACTCTCGTAAAATTTCTGATTTCCATGACAAAGGAGAGACTTCACAGAATCTACCTTCAAAAGGTCTACATATCACCGCTTCTCCATCTTCACCCTCTTCAATAAAGCCTTTGTCAATTAAACGGCTTCGCATGATACGAACTGTACTGGCCGACGTCGCAAGCGTATCGGCAGATGGTAATTGTTAGAAAAGGGGTATCCAAAAACGAAATTTATTTTTTTTTTTTTT